TATCATTACAGATAATGGGGGTTACACTAAAGGTGATATGTTTTTTGCCACTAGAGACTCAACTGGTATTAACGATAATCCAACAGAACGTTTAAGAATAACAACTGACGGTAAAATAAGTGGCTCAGCATCTTCAACTGGTTCGTTTGGTCAAGGCTATTTTGATAAAAAAATAGGTATAGGTACTGCTCCTGGTTCAGAACTTATTAGAGCTAGTGGTACAAATAGTACAACAATGAGATTAGATAATACTGGTGGGACGTTAAATTATATTCTTTTAAAAAATAATACAGCTGCTAATAATTACATACAAACAAATGCTTACGGTATTGCATTAAATGCTGACGCTAATGGTTCTGCTGGTATCGTTGATTTGATGACTAATAATACGATTGCTCTTCAAATTGATAATTCTCAAAATGTATTATTCAAAACTGCTAACCAAAAAATAAGCGGCTCATCAACTTCAACTGGTTCGTTTGGTTCAGCACATATTGCTGGGGAGATGCTTGTAAGTAATGCAAGAACTAATCTGAGGCTCGACTCAACTCAAACTGCTCCAAATAAATCAGCCACCGTTTTGATGATAAAAGGTTATGCTCAAATAAATAAATGGTCAGGTATTGGATTTAATTATGGTTCATCTGGTGATGTTGAACCAGTAGCTTGGATAGGTATAGAGGGAATGAGTTGGGCTGGTCATTCTAAAGCTGATATAGTATTTGCTACGAGAACTGCTACAACTGATACTGTACCGACAGAGCGCATGCGGATTGCTACAGATGGGAATGTCGGCATCAATGACACAACCCCATCTTACAAATTAGACGTAAATGGAACAGGAAGGTTTACGGGAGATTTAAAGATTGATACCAAATTGCTTTTTGGTTCTTATGAGCTTGATTTAGTTAGTCAAACATTTACTTTAAATCCCAGTGATGAAGATCTTTATACTAGTATAAAGGGATTTGGAGGTACTTGTAATTTTTTAGTGGGTGAAGATACAGTTTCAGTAACAGGCGCATCGATTGTGGGTATAACTGGAACATATGGTGCGCCAGCTTTTCAGTTAGGTAGTGCAAATGACGGATTCTATCACGGTGCTTCTGCTTCAACGCAAACTGGTGCTGGAATAAATGTATTGGTAAACAATGTCCAAGAATTTTTATTCGCCGATGGTGGTGTTTTTCATGCGGATGATGATATAGTTGCATACTCAGGAGATACCGCTTCGGATATAAGATTAAAAACAAATATACAACCCATATCAGGTTCATTAAATAAACTTGAACAACTAAGACCAGTAGAGTTTGATTGGTTAGTTGATAGAGATAACCACGAGTATGGATTTATAGCTCAAGAAGTTGAAAAAGTTGTACCAGAAATTGTTTCTGAACACGATGCTATTGGTGGTACTAAAGAGTTTTTAAAGAACTTGGATGGCACAGAAACTTTTAAGACAATAGAGTATTCGAAACTTACAGTATTATTAGTAGATGCTATGAAAGAACAACAAAAACAAATAGAAGAACTTAAAAAAGAAATAGGGGAGATAAAAAATGGCCTGTCCCAGTAGTGGTATAATAACTATGAAAGGTATTCATCAAGAACTTAATGTTAATGATTATGCAAACGCTGTTTTTGATAATAATACAATAAAAGTATCAGAATTATTTGATGGTACGGAGGGGACTATTAATGGTCAAAGTGCTGCTCAACCAAATCCAAATCTGCCTCATGGTCTGACAGAATTCTATTCTTATGACCACGATGCAACAAAATCCGACATTAGATTAAAAACCAATATTCAATTACTTGGTCATAGTGATTTAAATATACCGATTTATAGTTTTGAGTTTAAAAATAATTTAAATACCACATATAAAGGTGTTATGGCCCAAGATTTGTTAGAAATGGGATTTGATGATAGCGTTGTAATGGGAGATGATGGTTTTTATAGTGTTAAGTATGATGATATAGATGTGGATTTTAACGTATTATGATAATATTTATATATGAATAATTAGGAATTAAAGTTATGTTAATAAAGTTTGATGAAATAATAGAAGTAGTTCTACATCACGAAGGTGGATACGTAAACGATCCTGATGATCCGGGTGGGGAGACTAATTTTGGAGTAGCTAAACGTAGTCATCCTGACGTGGATATCAAAAATCTAACTAAAGATGGTGCTAAAGAAATCTACAAGGAAGTATATTGGGATAAGAATAAAGTAGAGAGTTTATCAGAAGATTTAAGACATATTTACTTTGATATGTGTGTGAATCAAGGTAGAGGTCGGGCAGTTAAAATATTACAACAGGCTGCTAATGCCAAGGGTGCTGGATTGAAGGTTGATGGTGGAATGGGTCCAATGACGATAAAGGCAATGGATGGTGTTGAGTTACAAAGAGTAAGGGCTTATCGTATTAAATACTATGCTGACTTAGTAACTCGTAAACCAGACTTGGAGAAGTTTTATTTCGGTTGGTTTAGACGTGGTTTAGAAGTTTAATATTAAGTTGAATTATAATAACTTATATTTATAGATGTAGGGGAATATCTATGTTTATACCAACAAAAATTGGCGAAAAAGTATGAGTTTAAAGAAATTAGTAGAAGAAATAATTAAACCAATACTCCAAGAAGGAGTAAATGATCCTGGTATTTTAAAAGCAGTATTTCTTGCTGGCGGACCTGGTAGTGGTAAAGGATATGTCTCCAAGGGGTTATTTGGTATTCCAAAAAAAGTAAATGTATCTGCTTTTGGACTTAAAGTTATAAATCAAGATAAAGAATTAGAACGTATATTACACAAGTTTGGATTTGGTACAGACTTAGATGATATGCCAGAAGAATTATTTAGACAACTTACTGATCCTGATTACGAAGATTATAGTGGTGTTAGAAGTAGAGCAAAAGAATTAACTGCTTCTCGTAAAAAGATGTATATGGATGGTCGATTGGGAATGATTATAGATGGAACAGGTCATAAATACGGAAAAATATTAAAACAAAAAAAAGAATTAGAAGAAATTGGTTATGATTGTTTTATGGTATTTGTCCATACTGATTTAGATGTAGCACAAAAAAGAAATATGGAAAGACCTAGAAAATTAAATCCAGAATTAGTAGAAACAAGCTGGAAGGAAGTTCAAAAGAATTTAATTTCATATCAAGGATTATTTGGAAATACTAATTTCTTAATGGTTGATAACTCAAAAACTTTAGATGAAAAAAAGGCAATAGATAAATTTGATATGTTGATGAAAAAAGGAATTAATAACTTTATTAAAAAACCTATTAAGAATTATCGTGGTAAAAAGTGGATTGCTAAACAAAAGATAATGAAAGAATCAATAAATGAAGCTCCAAGTAAAATCAAAAAAACTATCGGTGTATTTGGTGGAAGATTTCAACCATTTCATTCAGGTCATTTAGCCACATATAAGTGGTTGGCAAAACAAGTTGATGAAGCCTACATTACCACTACAAATATAAAAAAACCACCAAGACATCCAATGAACTTTAAAGAGAAAGTTCGCCATATGGTTAAGATGGGTATTCCAGCTAATCGTATCATTCAAGAAAAAACACCTTATGTGGCAAAGAACTTATTGAAGAAATTCAATACCGATACCACGGCAGTCGTTTATGCATTTGGTTCTAAAGATGCTGGTAGATTAAAAGCTGGTACAAAGAAAAGTGGTGGTAAGACTTATTATCAAGATTACAAAAAAAATAAGAATGATATTAAAGGATATGAAGAACACGGATATTTTCTAACTGCTCCTCAATTTGGAAATTTAAGTGGTACGAGAACACGAGATATATTGGGTAATCCAAAAATTGATGATAAAGAAAAGGCAAAGTTTTTCAAAAAAGCATTTGGATATTTCGATAAAGGGTTGTATATTATGATGGTAAATAAATTCAAAAAGTTATTTGAGTATCATGTGGGTTTATTTGAAAATTCAGGCACACATACTGCTGGAGAAGTGGATGATGGACCTGGTTTTATATCAAGTTTAAAATCATATCGTGATAGAGCTGAAACCGAAGCTGGGAAATTAGGATGGGAAATTGCACATAATTTAATTGATGATGAATATTATAATAGTCAAGATTTTGGTTTTGTTAAAGATACAGAATATCCAAAAGGACCTGTTGATTCCGTATCCTTTGGACCTGCTGGTGTTCAAGAACCAAGTGCTCAAAATTTAACAGATTATGTCGGTACTGAATTATGGAACAAGTGGTTAGACCACATTGATATGATTTTAAAAAATCAAGAATATGAGTATGCTGATGATATGGCAAGAGCAAGAAAATCCGTAATAAAACACAGTCCACAAACAGCAAAACAACTTGATGCTGAAGAGCCAGAAGAAACAGATGTTAATAGAGGAAATGAACAACATGATGAATATGATATTGTAAAGGAAGTATTATCATTAACAGAAGTATCGGCTAAAGTTAAAATGTTTAAACAGCGATTGATGAGGCGTGGTATTAAAATAAGATATTCAAAAGAAGAAGCTCAAAAAGATTTAGATAAAAAATATGGTGGTAAAGGTCATATATCAGCTAAAAAGTTTGGATTGAGAAAAGCTTATTATGCCGTACCGAGTATACAGGCTCAAGCTTCAGTACCACAAGAAAAACCAAAAGTAGTTTTGACTAAATCTGATATGAATACTTTACATAAAGATAAACAAATAGATAAAGGAAAATTAAAAGTTGTTTATAAAGAACAAAAGGAGTTATTATTAATGGGTGGAGCTTACGGGCATATGAGTCATCCTTTTGATGACAAGGAATTGACATTTAAAGATTTAAAAAATATTATTACAATGGGATTAGGTGGAACATTAAGTCGGGAAGATAATGTTACGGAAAAAACTGATGGTCAGAATCTTATGATAAGTTGGAAGAATGGTAAATTAATCTCCGCTCGTAATAAAGGACATATAAAAAACAAAGGTGAAACTGCTTTAAGTATAAAAGACGTGGAGAGTAAATTTAAAGGACGAGGTGATATTAGAAATGCCTTTGTTTATGCCGTAAGAGACTTATCAAAGGCAATTAGTGCTTTAAGTGATAAACAGAGAATTAAAGTATTTGGTGAGGGTTCTAAATGGATGAGTTTAGAAGTAATGTGGCCTGCCAGTGAGAATGTAGTAAACTATGATATAACAGAATTGATGTTTCATGGGACATTAGAATATGATGATAGTGCAAGAGTGATTGGGCAAGCAAAAGATAGTGCAAGAATATTAGCTGGTATGATTAAACAAGTTAATCAAAACGTACAAAAACATTACAAGATTAAAAAACCACATTTTATGACAGTACCTAAACATCAAGATTTTGGTAAACTAAAGGGTAAATTTTTAGGTAAATTAAAAAAACTACAATCACAATATGCTTTAAAAGATAACGATACTCTTTCTTTATATCATCAGATGTATTGGCAAGAATGGATTTTTAATGGTGCTAACCAAACTGGCTATCCAAAGATAACAAATGAGATATTAGTCAAGTTAACAAAACGATGGGCCTTCTTTGACAAGTCATATAAGATTTCACAGATTAAAAAAGACCTTAAAGAATATCCTAAATTTTTAGAATGGGTATTAAGTACAGATAAGATTGACCACGCTAGAATGGTTAAAGAGAATATGAAACCATTTGAAGAATTATTCTTTGAGGTTGGTGCAACTGTATTGAAAAATATGGATGGTTGGATGGCTGTAAATCCAGCAAAATCAGTTCAAAATATGAGAAAGAAATTACAGAGTGCTATAAAAGATATAAGAAGCGGTGGTGATATAAAAAAATTAAACAAATTAAAAATACAATTAGATAGATTAAATGCCATTGGTGGTTTGGATGCTGTTGTTCCAACGGAAGGAATAGTTTTTAAATACAATGGAAATGTTTATAAATTTACAGGCGCGTTTGCTCCTATAAATCAAATAACAGGTATGATGACATTTTAAGGAATAGGTTATGAGTAAAAATATAGAAAAAGTAAAAAAATTACTAGCAGGAGTTGGTGGACAAGGTACTCCAAGAATTGGTTACACCGGAAAAACTATTCACATGAGAAAAGAGGGTGAGATTTGGGAAGAACCCAGCGGTAGAAAATATGTTAAAGAAGATGGTAAGAGAAAACAAATCACAAAAGTTCCACCTAAAGGATTTGATAAATGTAAAGCTTGTGAAAAGTTAATTTTAAAAACCATTGACCAACAAACTTATAATAGAATGCAAAAATGTTATTATTGCCAAATGGAATTTGAAGCTACTTTACAGAGAGAAGGGAAGTGGAATGATTGGGTTGCTGATATGGAAAAGAAAAGGTGGGATGGTATATTAAAAGAATATGAACAAGAAATAGCAGAAATTAAACAAAAAAATCCATTTGATAAAACTGTCGCTAACGCTTTAGCTTCCAATGAACATAGAAGATGAGTAATTTAAAGCAAGCAATAAAAGTAAATTATTTAAAATGTGTACAAGACCCGTCATATTTTATTAATCAATATTGTGTTATTCAACACCCACAACGTGGTAAGATTAAATTTAAATTATATCCATTTCAGCATGATGTATTAAAGTCATACCAAGAAAATGATTATAATATTATATTAAAATCAAGACAATTAGGTATATCAACATTAAGTGCTGCTTATGCCTTATGGATGATGTTATTTCATAATGATAAAAATGTATTATGTATTGCCACTACAAAAGATACGGCTAAAAATATTGTAACTAAGGTTCGTATTATGTATGATGGGCTACCGAGTTGGTTAAAGACACAAATTGTTGAAAATAATAAATTATCATTAGTGTTTAAAAATGGTAGTCAAATAAAAGCACTTGCTTCTACTGAATCTGCTGGTCGTTCAGAAGCATTGTCTTTATTAATACTTGACGAGGCTGCTTTTATTGATAAGATTGATACAATATGGACTGCTTCTCAACAAACACTTGCAACTGGTGGTCAATGTTTAGCCATCTCTACACCAAATGGTGTTGGTAATTGGTTTCACAAGACTTGGTTAGATGCTACAGATGAGGTTAATGCATTCAATACAATTAAACTTCACTGGACTGCACATCCTGATAGAGATCAAAGTTGGAGAGATGAACAAGATAAGAACTTAGGTCCTACGCAGGCTGCACAAGAATGTGATGCTGACTTCTTGAGTTCTGGTCGTTCAGTAGTTGATCCCGCTATTTTGGGGTGGTATAAAGAAAAAATGTGCTGTGAACCTATGGAAAAAAGTGGGTTTGATAGAAATCTTTGGATATGGGGATATCCTAATTACTCAAAACAATATATAATATCTGCTGACGTAGCACGTGGAGATGGAACTGATTTTAGTGCCGCTCAAGTATTTGATTTAGAAGAAATGGAACAAGTAGCAGAATATAAAGGTCAATTAGGAACAACTGAATTTGGTAATTTCTTAATTGAACTGGGAACTAAATATAATGATGCTATATTAGTAGTGGAGAATAACAATATAGGTTGGGCTACATTGCAGACTATTATTGATAGGGGATATGAAAATTTATTTTATCAAGAGAAAAATAATTTAATTGTCGATGATGATAATCAACATACGAATAGATATAGAAACATTGATAAGAATAAAGTACCTGGTTTTACAACTACAATGAAAACTAAACCATTACTTGTGGCAAAGATGGAAGAATATACAAGAGAGAAAATGGTCAAGTTAAAATCAACACGATTAATTGATGAACTTTTTGTATTTATATATAATAACAGTAAAACTGAAGCTCTTGCTGGGTATAATGATGATTTGGTAATGTCTTATTCTATATTATTATGGATTAGAGATACTGCTATTCGTATACAATCAGAGAGAAATGAATTTCAAAGTAGTTTGGTGGATTCAATTGGAAATTTAAATGAAAGGTCTCCAATTATGACACCAAATAAACCTGTAGATAATCCATACGAGATGGATATTAATGGTGAAAAAGAAGATTTAACTTGGTTATTGGGGTAAATTATGGCAGATAATATTTTTAGTAAATTAGGTAGATTATTTCAATCTAATGTAATAATTAGAAAAACAGATGATAATCGTTTGGTTGTAAAGGATTTGGATTTCAGTCAAACTAATTTACAATCAAATTTTATTGATAGATATCAGCGATTGATGCAAAATACCTATTCAAGTCCACATCATGCTGCACAAAATCGTAGAGCGGCTTATGAGATACACAAACGTACTTTGTTTAGAGACTATGAGATGATGGATCAAGACCCGATTATTGCTTCTGCTCTTGACATTTATTCAGATGAATCAACAATTGATAATATTGAGGGAGAAATTTTAAAAATAAAGACGGAGAATAGTAAAATTGGAAAAATTCTTCATAATTTATACTATGATATTATAAATATTGAATTTAATTTATGGAGTTGGATACGAAATCTAACCAAGTATGGTGATTTTTATTTATTACTTGATATCGTAGACAAGTATGGTGTAGTGAATGTAAAACCAATAAGTGCTTATGATATTACTAGATTAGAAGATCACGATTTGGCTAATCCACAATTAATTCAATTTGAAATAGAAGATGATAAAAAAGAAGTAAAAGAAAATTATGAAATTGCTCATTTTAGATTAATGAGTGATACTAATTTTTTACCATACGGTAAATCACAATTAGAAGGTGGTAGAAAGGTATTTAAACAATTAATGTTGATGGAAGACGCCATGTTAATTCATCGTATCATGAGAGCACCTGAAAAAAGAATTTTTAAAATTGACGTTGGAAATATACCACCGAGAGAAGTGGAACAATTTATGCAAAAAATCATCAATAAGATGAAAAAGATTCCTGTTATTGACCAAAGTACAGGAGAGTATAATTTAAAATATAACATGGAGAGTGTAACGGAAGATTATTTCCTACCAGTTCGTGGTGGTGATAGTGGAACTTCTATTGAAACTCTTCCTGGTTTATCTAATAATGATGCTATAGAAGATGTTGAATATTTGAGAAACAAACTAATGGCAAGTCTTAGGATTCCAAAGGCTTTCTTGGGTTATGAGGAAGGATTAAGTGGTGGTAAAGCCACATTGGCTGCTGAGGATGTTAGGTTTGCTCGTACTATTGAGAGATTACAAAAAATTGTCGTGAGTGAATTAACAAAAATAGGTATAGTTCATTTATATTCTCAAGGGTTTAATGATTCAGATTTAATAGATTTTGATTTAGAATTACAAAATCCATCCATGATTCATGAACAAGAGAAACTTGAATTATTAAATCAACAAATTGAAGCAGCTGAAAAAGCTATGGATACTAAATTATTTTCACGTAAGTGGATTTATGACAATATATTTGATTTTTCAGATGATAAGAAAAAACAAATATTTGAAGATATTGTTGAAGATACAAAACAAAAATATAGATTCGAACAGATTGAAACCGAAGGTCAAGACCCTGCTGAACAACCAGTAGAACCATCAGAAGATGATGATATGGCAAGACCAGGCGATTGGGGTGGAAGTGAAAAAGAACATTTTGGTAAAAATAAACCAAGAGAAGATGACGGTAAACTTAAAAAAGCCGATAGAAGTTATGGAAAGAGGGAATTTAAGGGTGGTTCTCCATTAGCTACTAATAAAGCACATACTGCTATTACTCGTGAGGGTATTTTAAGTCAATTAAAGAATAAATTCCCCAAAAAAGATTCTTCATTATTAAGTGAAGATAATATAATAGAAGAGTAAATACTCACTTATTCTAAATTACATTATATTTATATATGAATAATTGTATAAAAATACATTGGAAAATTTATGACTAAATTCAGACATAGTAAATTGAGAAATGCTGGACTTTTATTTGAATTTCTACTAAGGCAGGTGACAGTAGATGTTTTGAATAAGAAAAAAGATTCCCCGGCCATAAAAATCATTAAAAAACAATTTAATGAACATACTGAAATCGGAAAGGAACTGGCATTATATAATTTGATAACAACGAAAAAATTTAAATCAGATAAAAAAGCTGATTTCTTTTTGTCCGAAGTATTGAGACAAAGGGAAAAGTTAAATAATTCTGTATTACGAAGAGAAAAATATAATATCATAAAGAGTATTAAAGAACACTATGATATTAATCAATTATTTTCTTCAAGCGTACCTAATTATAAAGTCTATGCCTCTACTTATAAGTTGTTTGAAGGTATTAGTGAACTAAGTGCTGATGAAAAGACAGAAAGTTATTTTATTATTTTAGAAAACGTTACTACAATAACTACTAAAAAAACTGATACTTTTATGTATGAAGAATTGAAAGATAAAGATTTGAGAATTTTAACATACAAAGCTTTGTTGGAAAAATTTAATAAAAAATATACTAATTTGAGTGAACCTCAAAAACAAGTATTAAAAGAATATATTAGTAATATTTCAAATACTAATAATTTTTCTTTATTTGTAGAAAATCAAATACCTGTTTTAAAAACTAAACTGAATAAAAAAGTAAGTAAAGTTAAAGATAAGGTATTAAAAATTAAACTACAAGAAGCAGTTAATTGTGTTGATAAATTTTGTTTAAATGAATCAAAACAAACGGATGACAATTCTGTTGTTCAATTGTTGAGATATTATGAACTTGACAAAGAACTCAACAAAATTTAATTCGTTAGTAAGGGAACTTACTCATGGATTATTTAAAAAGAAGTTAAAAGAAATGACTTCAACGGCAAGTATTGATGGATTTGAAACACCTAATGCATTTGGAAAGACCAGTAAGAAGAAGAAGAAAAATCTTGAAAAACAAACTGGATATAAATTTATAGATGAGGATGTAAGTAGTAGTGATATGAATAAAATAAAAAAAGAAATTAGAAAAGAAGTATCCGACATTCTATTTGATATTTGGGTAAAACGATCATCTTGGGGGGGTAAATAATGTATAACGTAGATCCTAATGATAGTACAAAATCAGTACCGAAACCTTTAGTTTCTGATAATCCATCTTTTATACAAGCCTTTGCTACAGATGCTGCAGCTCAAGTTGCTAATCCAGCTAAAGGTACGATGACTTATAGTGTTGCGTCTGATAAGATTTTTATATACAATGGCACGGCGTGGAAAACTTTCACTAGAGATTAATATAGGATAATAATATGAATAAACAATTATTAGTAGACGTTAGACCGTTTGATGTTTCAACAACAAAGATAAATGAATCCATTAGTGAGAATAATGGAAAATTAATCGTTAAGGGTGTATTACAGAGAGCAGAAGCCAAGAATCAAAATGGTCGTATATATCCAAGAGAAGTATTGTTAAAAGAAGTTGGAAAATATCTAGAACATCAAGTAACAGAAAGAAGAGCTTTAGGGGAACTTGACCATCCAGATTCATCAGTAGTGAATTTAAACAACGCATCACATAATATTATTGAGATGCATTGGGATGGAGATGACTTATTAGGAACAGTTGAGGTATTGTCTACACCAGCCGGTAACATATTAAAAGAATTATTTAAATCAGGCATCAAACTTGGAATCAGTTCAAGGGGATTAGGTTCTGTTGAGCCAATGAAAGAAGCAGATGGCGAAGATACTGTTGAAGTTCAACCTGACTTTGAATTAATTGCTTTTGATTTCGTATCCAATCCATCTACACAGGGAGCATTTATGAGACCTGTAAATGAATCCGTTCAACCTAAAACTCCAGAAAACAATATAGAAAGAATTATCAACTCAATAATGAGAGGGTAATTCGATGCCTTTTAAATCCGAAAAACAACGGAAATGGATGTGGGCAAAAGACCCTGAAATGGCCAAGAAATGGGAAAAAGAAGAATCCCTGACAACCGAAAGTGGTATTTTATATAGAGCTGGCGTAAAGAAATACGGCAAAGAAGGAATGAAGAAAATTCAATCCGCCGCCGGTAAAAGAAAATCACACGCTGAAATTGGTGCAATTAAAGACAAATATGAGAAAGATAAAAAGGAATCTGTAAGTGAAAAGGCTGAAAGAGATTATAAAGACGAATATAAGAAGTTTCAATCATCTGATAAATCAAAAAAATATAGAGCTGAGTTAAATCAATATAATCGTAAGAAAGGTACTTATGGAAATGGAGATGGAAAAGATGCTTCACATAAAGGTGGAAAGATTGCGGGATTTGAAGCAGAATCCAAGAATCGTGGTAGAGCCGAAAAGAGTCGGTTAAAGAAAGAAGCCAAAACTGTATCTATAGATGGCGAACAATTGATGAACTTTTTGATGAAAAGATTTAAATATAGTAAGAAACAAGCCATCGCCACAATGAAGAAACATAAGATGGATACATCCTTTCTGAAAAAAGAAAGTCCTGATTTCAATCCAATGATTGATACGATTTTAGATGATGTTATTGATGAATATCAAACTACTAAAAATGAAGGTAAGTTTGGAAAATTTGACACCGGAGCAGGTTTTAAAGGTAATGGTATGACCATATATGATAGAAATCAAGAAAAGAGTGGTGATTTTAAAAATATAGCTCATATAGGTGAAGATGGTAAAATTACTATATATGACAAGAATGTTAAAAAGGAAACCAAGTTGATGCAATCATTGAATAAGATATCACAAGAATTTAAAAAAACATTTAAAGAATCCGTAAATGAAACTGTTTATCAATTCAAAAAATATACCAATACTCAAATGGATAAATTAGATGCCTTGTTATCAAGAGCTGGATACAAGGGAAAACCAGATTTTAATAAAATGACATGGACAACAAAAGATAAGAATTCAAAGATAGAAAAGATTATAAAAAGTAAAGGTGGAAAAAAAATAAAAGAATCGGTAAATGAAAAAATGGATCCAGAACAATATCACAAATATATGCAATATGTTTTTGATACTCAATTTAAAACACCGGAAGAGAAAAAAATGAAAAAATCTATTGTTAAAAAAATAAATGTTGGTCAAAAGAAAAAAGGTTTACCAGTATTTAAAGAATCCACAAATGAAGGAAAACTTTCAGAAGATTACAAAAACTCTGAATGGGAAGTATATGTTGCTGATGAGGCTTATGGTAAAGAAAAAATTGTGAAAAAAGCTAAATCTAAAAGAGCCGCAGTTATTCTTTACAATAAATTAATTAATTCAGATAAATATGCAGAAGTTGGAATGAGAGTAGTTAAAGAATCCGTAAATGAAGGTCAAAAACGAGAAGCGAGTAATATAATCAATAAATTTGACCAAGCTTATATAAAATTCTCAAAAGAAATTAGAGATATAATTAAAATGGTAAATAGGTCAACTAATGAAAAAACAGACGGAAAGATTATAGATAAAGCATATTCAAAACATCTTATTCCACTTGATAAATTAATGCAGAGTTGGAGTAGAGGACAACAAGATAATCCAAACATAAAAGAATCAGATTTAGGACTTACGTATAAAAAAGGTAAAACAGTAAAAGTCAAACATAAAACATCTGGAAAAAGACTTGTCGTTGTAGATAAACCAGCCGTAAGAAAAGAATACGAAAAAATAGGATATTTTGCTGAATCCGTAGATGAAATGAAAAAACTATTTCAAATAACAGCAGTCAAAAAGGCAATCGCTATAGCTAAAAAGATGAAAGGTAATATGACTGGTGCTGTAAAGAAGATTGAAAAAATGAATAGAGGATTATCAGACGAACCCGATGTGGCAGCTGCTCTTAAAAAAGCAAATGAATCCGTAAATGAAATTAATGGTGTAGATTTAGCCAAAAAAGTTTTGAAAGATAAACAACATGAAAAGGGTATTGATTTACAAACGGCAAATTTAATAGTTACAATAGATAAAGCATATGATAAAAATCCATCATTACAGAAAAAATTTAGAGCGATACCATTAGCAAAAATGAAAAAATTAATTAGTCAATATAGCAAGTAGGAGATAGGTTATGCCAGTAGAAAAAATTAAAAGTATATTACCAACAGGACCTGATGTAGCACATGGTGGGGATGGTTTACCTGATTGGATGCAGTTCACTATTACGGCTGCTATGTTTGGATTATTATATTGGATATTGAGTTTACTATTTCATCCAAAATTAGAATTAGATCCTACACATAGAGATTTATTAAACATTATTTTAGGTAGTTTTATTGCTTCTTTTGGTAAGACGGTAGATTTTTGGTTCAGACATTCTAAGAAACCAAAGGGTGAGGCTTAATCATGGGTTTATTAAGTACACTTACTAGCGCTGCTGGTTCACTATTAGGTGGTGATACGATAAAAGATGTAGGGAATATTATAGATAACCTACATACTTCGGGTGAAGAAAAAGAAGAAGCAAGACAAAAAATTACACAAATATTAGCTCAAGCCGAACAAGCTGCTCAAGCTCAAGTATCTGCTCGTTGGGAATCTGATATGAAACACGGAAGTGTCTTGAGTAAGAATATTAGACCATTGACTTTGGTATTCTTAACCGTAATATTTACAATTTTAAGTATATTTGATGGTAATTTGACAATTGCCGGAGAGGATTTTACAATAGGAGCAGCATATGTTCCTGTATACCAGACATTATTAATGACCGTATATGCGGCTTATTTTGCTGGTCGTTCAATTGAAAAAGTAAAACAGGTGAGTAAATAATGGCATATCGAGTATTAATGGAATTACTTCCAAGACCCGATTCAATACAGGAGTGGATGTGGGATGAGCAGAATGAAGAAAGGGGTGTGGTCCGAAATGGGCACGCAGATTTCAAACACCAAACAGGTGGGAAAGCTTGGACTGGTAAATTAACTTCAGGTGGTACTGTTTGGGAATATTCTACCCAAAGTGCTGCTAATACAAAGATGGCACAATTAGATACAGCTGACTCAACTAATAGACGATATAAAGTCGTGGAGATATAAATGATTAAACTAAAAGATTTACTAAAAGAAAGCGCTCCAGGATTTGAAAATAGACAATTCGGTGATCCACTTCCTACATTACGTGATATAGCAAAAAAACATCAAGAGAAGAACGGAGAAATTAAAGAAGAACTTATAGCAGAAAAGAAAGAACTTGGTGGAGCTATCATTAATACAATTGATAGATTAACCGATAGTAATAATCACAATGAAGCTAGATTACAATTAGCTAAATCCTTTTTGGGTAAAAATTCACCATTAGTTAAGGGTTATGAATCTTTAATATCATTACATAATTTATTAGGTGATATGAATACATTGATGAAAGCTAGAGAGAAAATGGATAAGATGTTATTTACTGGTGCAAAAAGAGTGTATAGTGATTATGATGCTATACATAGTGTATTCTAATGATTAGTTTAAAAAATTTAGTCAAATACGTTAGAGAGGCAAAGATTGCTAAACCAAGGCGAGGTAGAGAAACACCTTTGGATGCTAATGTACAAATACCTGGATTTGGTGTGATGACACGAAAACAAATGCAAGGTAGTATTCAAAGATATATTGCTGAAGTATCCAAGTATGTCAAGAAAGGTGATGTGGAAGCTGCTTATAATGCAATGTATAAAAGAAAAGTATTAAAAGGATTTTTAGAAACTGAAATTCAACATAGTGGGAAATAGTGATGATTAAATTAAAAGAATTACTAAATGAAGCATCAGTTCCTAGAAATCAACTAAATCGATTAGGTAGTGAATTAAACAAAGCTAGTGATATGATAATTAAAATTACCGACAAGTATAAAAAAGAAGGTGATATTGAAGGGATGGTACAGGCTTGGATGAGAGGATTGCATTTAAGATTGAAAAAGAATGGAATCAAAATATGATTAA